TTTCGGCAGTCTTGTACTCGTGTTTATCGTATGGCACAAGCTTAGTCTTCAGGCCATAATTAATAACATAGTCCTCGCTTCGTGTATGTGCCCTGTATTCTTCTATTGTCATATGACCTCCAAATGCCTTTAGCACCAACCGACTTGGGGCAGGGGTTACCATGTCTGTCTTCCCGGTGAGCATCTTGCGGTAGTGGCGGATGTTAACCTGGTGAACCCCGGAAAGCACCCTGCTCATGGTGTCCCGCCCATATCCCTTGACGCATTCCCACGAACAGAACTGTCCTCCTGTCTTGAAGTGACCTGACCTATTATCATATGAGAAGGGATATTCTAGAGTTTCTCCCTCCCAAGAATGGCAGCAATGCCAGCATAGCGTTGATGTTACTACAACTTTCTCAGTGACTTTGACAGTGTCTTTCTGAATGTTGCTGATAGTGAGGATCCTGTTCCAGGAGGTAATGAGATCGTCGAGGGCCATGACTGATTTTTGCTTGATTATAAATATGTTAAGTTGTTGTCTTCACAACAGACCAAGGTTCCGGCGGCGATCATGACGCGAACGCCGACGCCGATAGTTATTTCATTAGAGAACATCATACCAGCCATCTTGGACCCGCCGCTTGATATATATGATAGACTCTTGCGCCTTCCTGATGGTGTCGATTGCCATCGAGATATCATTCTTGTACTCATCAATTTCGAAATCAATGTTTACTGATTCTGTCTCTGCCAAACGATATTTCTGACTCTCCAGATACCAGATGGCATATTCGTTGTTGACGATCCTACACTTCTCGCCCTCGATAAGGGACTTGTAGAAGTTTGACGCCATGATGTCCTGGTTGCTTGGGATGTTCATGATGTTTTGTTTGGTGACATTTCTATCTTGAAGAGTTCTTTAGTAGAGTTTCAATCACCGTGGTAAAATAACAGATTTTCTGGGTCAAATGACATAAAATGTTTTGTAAATAAAATGCAGGATACTGGGAAGGTTGATGCAAAGAATCGAGTAGTTTTCTCCGACAAGGGAAAGACTTTTGTTATGCAAGATGGCAAGAAGGTGTATGTAAAGAAACTGTTTTCTCCCAAGGAGGTTCCAAAGAATGCCCCCACCAAGTACGCAAGAATATGGAAATCAAAGGTGGACGCGCGACTGAAACCCAGCAGGAAGGGCATTCGCAAGAATGATGTGAATTTCGTGATGCCCACCGTGAGATTCTCTCTGAATACACTAAACGGGTCCTTGAAGAGGGTGAACAACGCAATACGCATTCCTCTGGACTTCAAAAAGGGCGGTGCTGTGAATTCCCGTGACATTGTCGCGATGAAGAAGAACAATGTAGACCCTAATTGGTTCTTTGCCCAGGTGAAATATCTTAGGTCTCTTAATGATTATGACATAATGACAGTCGCGGCATATACACACTTCAGTCATTTGTGGATTGGAAAATACCAGAGGACAGGCACCATTAACGAACTGCCAGAGTTCAGAAGAGATATGATATACCCTTTGTTCTCCCAATTTTCGGTGGCAGTCGACTATGGGTTCGACCCTATAAAACCTGGTATGGACTACACTCTATTCATGAGTTCTTTCAAACAATCGTTAGACATACGGACCAGGTATGCTATTTACGTGGCGCTCGTAGAGGCTCGTGTGTTGAGCAAGCAGGCGTTGGAACTCATGGTTCAGATGTATATAAATGATTTTCAGAGAATCATAGATGCCTCTCCACCAGTGGAGAAAGACCTTGTCTTGTACCGTGGTGTATCTAAAGATGTATATGAGTCTCAGAAGAGTGATGTTGTAAAGTCGCCATTTTTTTCATCTGCTGCTTTCAATCCTTCTCATTCTGCATTATATGCATCTGGCAAAACCAAGTATTTACATCGCATAAAGGTTCCCAGTGGAAAACATGCTCTGTTTGTCGCGCCGCTTAACCAGTTTGGCAAAGCGGGGGAGTATGAGATTGTGTTACCTCCATGCAATTTCAAGGTAACCGGGAGAAACAGGAAGATGAAGCTCGGACGGGATTTCTATACAGTTACTGACTTACAAATGATCAGGTAAAACGTCGATATATTTGTATATCGACAAAAGTTTAATATTATTCTATCACAGTATATTACAACAATGTCTCTGATAGAGTCCAACGAACGTTTGGTGTCTGCCCTTCGCCGCATTCATGATGCCAACACTGGTGTTACCTTCTCAAACAAGAACGATGATTTCAAAGTCATGGTTCGCAATGATCCCGACGGTGGCGTAGGACACTTCATGACGTTTGAAGTTGTTATTATCGCAGAAGACAATAACGCAATTCTGAGAAAATGTCTGGACCATTTTGTTGACACGGTTGGATTTGAAGACGACGGGGAGCAAGAATTTATCGTTGGCAGTTTTGAGGTGGACAAACGCGTTGGTAGCAGCGAAGATGACGTGGAAGATCTCAAGGAAATGATGAACAACCTGTATGAAACTTCATATTGTCAATGTGGACAAAGATTCATCCACGATGGCCAAGACATGTGCGTGTTCTGTGATATGACGGCGACGCCGGAAAAGCTTGCGCCATTTGATTGTGCAGTGTGCATGGAAACGGGACATGACTTTCACTCTACCAAGATGAAGTGCTGTGGGAACAAGCTTCACGTGCTTTGCGATGACCAATGGTTCCGAAAGGGAAACAAGACTTGTGCTTTTTGTCGCGCAGAACTCCCAAAACGCGAACACAACACTGCAGGTGGTTTTTTGGACCGTTTGGTATCCAGCATTGCCGGAGAAGTTGAAAGGAGGCTGAATGGGGAAGACAGCGAGGAGGAAGTTGAATAAAAATATTTATACTTAATATAAAAACAAATGGCTGGCATGTTTGACACGCTTAAGATTTTCATCCTAGTTGGTGCTTACTTTGCCGCCTTCCAGCTCGGAAAGATGGCTGAGCGCCCCAAGAACCTTTGGCCAAAGGCAAAGACCGGTCAGAACCCATGGGTTGCCGGCGCGTGGGCAGAGTGGCAGAAGGTGTACATGGGAGTTGTAGCCGTTGCCGTGCTACTGACCATCATGGGCCCCGGTGGCTTTAGCATGGGTATGGGCGGCGGGTTTGGCGGAGGCCGGGGCGGGGGCTATTACTAAACGCGTTACATAATACTTTTGTAAAATACCATTTACAAATGTCATTTGACCCAGGATATGCCAAGGAGATATAATGGAGGAAAAAAATGAAATATAGTATACCCATACCAATTATATGCAAACCAAGATTGCTCGCTCAGTGGCCATTGCCCCTCTGAAATCCCTGGCTACCGCTTCTCGTCCGCGTCCGAAAGCAATTTGCCGTCCGAAAGAAGTCTATCTTTAAGATATTCGACTTCTCTGACTTTATAAGCGACGACATTATCGATACCGAGTTGGAATCTGAGCACATTGCCGAGGATCTCCGCAAGCAAGCAGAGCATATTCAGATTTCCATAGAGTATCGTTTGTCTCAAACCCGCCGATGACGCGCATCAATCTTGTGCCCCCCAGCGAGCTTGCCAATGAGCATCTGTTTGCAGAATGGCGAGAATGCAAGATGGTTCCCAAGGCCCTTGCTCGCAGTCTCCGCACTCAATCTTCCGATAAGGTGGCGAAAAAAATTCCCAAGAAGTTTACTCTTAACGCCGGCCATGTCTTGTTCTTTTATGACAAGGGCTCATATCTACGCAAGAGATACCAGGAGCTTACAGAGGAACTCAAGAAGCGCGGCTACAATTTCAACCGCGATGCTGAGTTTGACCCGGACGGCGTGATGATTGCAGACCAATGGAATGGAGATTACACCCCCACAGAAGAAGCGTATGCGATCATTCGTGCACGCATTGCCGAGAAGATTGCGATGAAGCCTGATTTTTACCACTTTGGCCAAGTGGTAAAAGTGTCATCAAAAAAATAACTGAATAAATTAAATTAAATGGTTGTTTTGACTGCTGCGGATGCACAACAAATTCGCTTGGCAAAAAGAAGCGTTAGCCATGAAACCTATAAGATGCTCTTTGAAATTGCTTTACAACGTGTAAAACTAAAGGCAGAAATGGATCACACGTCACTCAGCTACAGGGTTCCGCATTACATGATGGGCAGGCCAGCGATAAATGTTCACCACGCAGCGCGCTATATATCAGAGAAACTCCGGTTCTATGGTTACAAGGCTTCTTTCCGCGAGGCTGAGGGGTCGTTTTACGTAGACATTGACTGGTCCAGAGAGCCCGTGAAGGTTCAAAAGAAGCCAAGGGATGTTCGGCGGCCCAAGGTTATTGATGCCAGTGTGAAATCGAACCCAGCAGAGGCAGTGAGACGCATGGAAAAAATAAAACTGCAACTGCAAAACACCCTTAAAAAGAAGTAGCGTGTTTTATTTTTGAAAATTTAATATATAGATTATTTAAACAATGAGTGCAAACCAGAAGCTCTCGCCACTTTTGGTCGAGGCCAAGAATTCGTATATTTCCCAGCTGGCTGATGTCGCAGCCCCCTTCATCATCAACACTATTAACACTCTATATATGTCGGCCAAAAAGGAAGCTGGGTTTTCAAAGCCCACCAAGCTTTTCCAGACAAAGCTCCGCGAGATCCCTCTGTGGAACCAGAGCTTCATCGATGCTCAGGTCACCGCTATCACCAACAAATACAAGTATTTCCCAGAGCTCGTGGCAGCTGCTTTCGTGTCCTATGTCAAGATTCTCAGTTCCGTGAAAATTCACTCCAAAAAGCCACACATTCAGCTGAAGCTACCTGCCGACGATGTCTTTGTCCACAAGATCTTTGTCAACGCGGCAAAGAGTTTCTATCTCGACCCCGCGCTTGTAAAATCTCCTCGCGAAGTCCGCCTTGCTCTAGTCAGGAATGCAGTGGAGACCGCCGTGCGCGAGCTGCTGCCCACCGAGGACATCCTGCGTGCATATCTGGGCGGCTCTGTAGATGCAGATGGGATCCAGACCGAGGAAATAGATGAGGAAGAAATCGACCTTTCTCCAAGTCCTGATGAGACAAGTCCCGAGGAAGCCGTGCCTCAGCAGCAACCACAATACGCGGTCCCTGGTTCCTTGAGCCCCGTCCAGGCCCTTGGAAGTCCCGACATTTCCCCGAGCCCTGCCCCCGGGCCAGCTTCCACCATCCCTGAAACGCAAGACACTGCCGTCGCTGTGGCTCAGCTCCAACACATCCTGCAGCAGACTGCCCCCTCTCCCGTCCCAGTGAGCCAACCCCAGTACCTCCAGCCCAGTCCTAGCCCAATGGCCCAGCCAACGGTGATAACAGTGCCCAAGTCTGCTCCATATCCTAACGGTGCTTTCGTAAGCCCGTTTGCCACAAAACAAATGCATGAGGATGCAACTGGTGATAGCTTCTTTAAATAAGTGACCGTAGTTTTTTTGTAAATAAAAAAAATATGAGTAAGATAAAACATGCTGGACAACCCATATGCCGCGTCTACCATCATTGCCCTGCTGGCAGCAACTCTGTTCACTCTGTACACCAAGTTCTCCAACAAGGAGGAAAAGAATCTGTATGGCAAATTTGCCCAGGTGTTTGTTTCCGCTCTTGTGGCAGGTATTGCATTCACATTCGTGACAAGTTCTCCTGATGAGACACTAAACCTGCCATTTGAGCAGGGTGGCCTTGCTGACTTCTGAGTGATTTAATTATTTACTTTTTGTCCATACTTTACAGTATAGACAAATGTTTATCTATAAAAAAAATAAATGATTAAAGTACAAATATGGCTAGTTCTATTATAAAGTGCAATCTACTGAACGCGTTCAAGAGAGAAATCACCAGCGCTGTAGGAGATAACGAAGTCATAGCAACCAGTAGATTTTTCAACATTGCCCGCGACACGGCTTGGTCGGTTGTCACGAGCTCCAAGCTTGGAGCGCATTTTGACCAGCTCACAATGGAGTCTCTTCAGGACTATCTGTTGAATGTTTCGAAATATATTGCGGTCGACTATTCTAACTCGGTATCAGCAGATGTCGACGACCTTCTCCATAAACTAGAGTTGTACATTGAAGAAGAGTGCAGTCAGTTTGCCGATAAAGAAGACGATGTTTACATCTCAGATGAAAACTTAGAGCCCGCTCCCAAACCGAAGCCCGCTCCCAAACCGAAGCCTGCTCCCAAACCGAAGCCTGCTCCCAAGCCCGCTCCCAAGCCCGCTCCCAAGCCCGCTCCCAAGCCCGCTCCCAAGCCCGCTCCTGAACCTGCCCCTGAACCTGCCCCTGAACCCGCCCCTGAACCTGCCCCAAAGCCCGCCCCTGAACCTGCCCCTGAACCTGCCCCAGCACCGATACCACCTGCAACATCGTGTGCCAAGGACCCCGTCAACACCAAGGAAGTGTGTTGCACAAAAAAGGCTCTCCTGGGGGATTTTTCAGATCCTGAATGTAACCCCGCGGTGAAGAAACCATTCGACTGGAAATTCTGGGGTATTGTGCTTTTGATAATTATAATTCTAGCGATTATAGGGTTCTTTGTTTACAAGAAGTTCTTTGCTCCTCAAGTGGAAACGGTATTTGACGACAATATGAATTTCGATAACTCCGGAGAATTCGATAATTATGGAAATGAAGGTTTTGATGTGGAAGACTTGGAAATTCTGAACATGCCACTTTCACCGGCGTCTGCTTCCCCCGTGGTTGCGTCTGCTTCCCCCGTGGTTGCGTCTGCTTCCCCATAAATAATTAACCAAAAATTCTAGAGACGGACATCAAGAAAGGTGCTGTTAGGTAGCACAGACAGCAAGTAACTGCGAGGCATAAAGCGAGTTTCCAGTTCTTTAAAATTGACATCAGGAAGGAGAATATGCCCTTAAATATAGGCCCCAGCACCTTGCCAACGCCTTTGCCAAAGTCAACAATCGCTCCGCCAACTTTCTTGCCAACGTTGGCCACCTTGCCACCAATATCCTTGCCAACGTTGCCAATGTCCTTACCAATGTCCTTGCCCTTGTCAACAATACCGCCTCCAATGTCCTTGCCCTTGTCAACAATACCACCCCCAATGTCCTTGCCCTTGTCAGCAACGTCCTTGCCGACGTCCTTTATCTTGTCAAATGGTTTCTTGATGCTGAATGGTTCGTATGTAGACATTCTAACGGGTTCCAGAATCATTTAACATTACAAAATATTTTTATTCATACGCCCTCTGACATTGATATAGGACCTCCAAGAAGCTATATCGATAAATGTGATTATTAAAATAACTCATATCTCTATATGTTTAATGTCTCTCAAAATATTGGCATTAGATGCTCTTGTCAGGAGTGATGCCAATGTTGATAACCCAAGAAAAATTGCTGAGATGATTTTTAAGCCATTTGACGAGAAACTTCACAACAATATTTCAAATGCTATTTACAAGTTTCGTTGTCTAATCAATGAGCCAAACGAATATATTGGTCAGACAGTGCAGATGCTTTGTAAACGATTTAAAGACCATAAAAATCCTACTGATATGTTTTATTTTCAGTATGCGCTTACAAAGCACGGATGGGATAATTTTGAGAAAATGTTTTATGAGTGTCCTGAAGAACGACTAAATGACCACGAAACGTTTTGGATTACAGTGCTTGGAACACACATAGATATGTATCCAGGAGGCTATAATTTGACTATGGGAGGCGAAGGCACTAAGTTATCTCCTGAACAGAGAGCAGCAAGATCTGGTGCAAATCACTGGGCTCCAAGACCTGCATTTCAATATAATGTGGTTTATGGCACTAAGATAGATGAATTTGCAGCTATATCAGAGGCTGCTTTGTGCACTGGTATTTCAAGAGCAAATATAACAGAATGTATCAATGGAAACTATAGAACTGCTGGCGGGTTCTTTTGGTCTGATCACGAACTTGATAACAACGAGGTGCAAGACTTGATATCTAAGAAGCTTGATGACCATTGGTGCAATAAATCTGTCTTTCAGTATGACATAAAAACTGGCGTTCTCATTGATGAGTATACTTCTCAAATAGAAGCAAACAAAAAGACTGGAGTAAATACTGCTCATATTTGCGAATGTGTTAAAAGAGAACGCCAGACTGCTGGTAATTTTTATTGGTCTGATCATCGTCTTGCCGAGGGTGAAATTCGTATGCTTATCTCTAAGAAGTTATGGGAATTATATGGTAAGGCTGTGTATCGTTTTACAAAAAATGATAATGTATTCATAGATTGGTTCTTGTCTGCTAAATCCGCAAAAGAAGTTCTTGAACTCTATGATACTGCAGATATGAATATAAGATCGTGTGCAAATCCTAAACTGAAGAGATCATCGGCCTATGGATATAGATGGAGTTATGACCCACCCTCTGGTATTGATATAGGACCTCCAAGAAGTTGAAAATATTGAAAATTACACGGTTTTTATGAATTCCCACCTTAGGTCATTGCATATGGCCTTCCAAATCTGGTCCTGAGCGTGCAGGTTTTGCCTACATTTCAGGAGCGAAAAGTACGGGAGCAGCGAATCCTCTCCGAGGAGTTCTGAGAACTTGTATAGCACATAGTTGTAGGACAGGAAGTTCTTCCTGTGAGGAGGCTTGTGCTTCTCGAACGGTGCCTGTATTTCTGTGAACATGTCCCGGAACTTCTTCTCAAGAGATTGGCTCAGTTTGAGCGTAGGCATCCCGGTGATGGCATGCGTGATGGAATAAATGTTGTCATAATAGTTTGAATACCCAAGTTTCTTCAAAAACTGTTTTACCTTGGTTGGTTTGATGTCGCTCGTACAAGAGATCCGATGCTTCTTGAATTCGGAACGCACCGCCTCGATAACTTCATCGGGAACGTGCGTCCCTTCCTTGGCTTGAAGTGCATTGAGGCACTCTATGAGATGGTTAGACCTCTTATAAGCCATGGAGTTGTTTTGTTCGGAAAACGTATACGACTCGATATACTTTGAAGTCTTTCCACACTTTGAGCACACCATATCGCTTTGTGTAGAGTTTACTATCTCATGAAGGTCGCCTCCACAGGAACATTTGTATATTTCATCCATGGTTTCTCTTTCAGTGATGGCATCTAAGGTTTCCTGGTTCTTCACTTTCTCCACATTGTACAGGTATTTCTTGAAGATTGTATTATTCTCCTTCACGGATGTTACCTGGAACATCTTATTTTCAGCTACCTTTGTCTCTTCTTGGATTTCTTTTTTTGTGTCATACATCATCTCCTTTATGTATGGTATAGAATCAAGGAGATAATCAATTTTCTCCTGTTCAATTTCCTCGGATTTCTTAGGGTTTTTTTGCTTTCTTTTCTCGAACAGTTCTATGTTTTTTTCTACTGCCTCATTGAACGTCGAGAACTCGGACACTTGTTCGACCCTTTTTTCTTTCTTTGTTTTGTATTTCTTGGTCTCATATTTGAGACGAATGAGCTCCTTGTCAGCCTTATCTGGGTACCGTGGGAGAGGTGTATTGCTATACATTAATTTACAACTGATATATTTTGTTTAAACTATTTCGTAAAAAAGAGTTTAACAAAAAGTTTTCCTTACTTACATCAATGGATGCCATCAAATTCTATAGCAGATTTCTGTTCAAGAAGATTACTCATTCTTCTGGCATCAAGGTCAACCAAATACTTGTTTTTGACGAAAGCTTGACCCCTATTTCCTATTGTGAGAACGCTCCTAATTCTCTCACGATTGCCCAACTACGGGAGAAGCTTAGAATTCCCGAATACAGAATTGAAATTCGCTATTCTATCCACGGAAAGAAATTCCGCGCAGTCATTCGAAACGATGACAATGTTAACTTCCCTATCCGCAAGGAATTGGGCATGTTTCCAAGAGTCAGGATCAACAAAGCATATGTTCTTACCGTGGACGGTATCAAGATTGATGTCACGAAGCGTGTTCTAAAGTACGCAGGTCAAAACATGGATTTCAACCAACATGCTGGCGCGCTGATATTTACAGACGACATGTTCCCTTTCCACGACACTGACGAGTACAAATCTCTTATCATCGAAACAAGTGACGGCGACTATGAATACACAATGCACGACTTGCTCATACTTTAATAAAATAATGGTATATATAAACAGAAAGATGTGGGTGTATGTTATTATTTCCCTGGCAATGCTGCTCGCATTTTATGTAATTACTACCAGAAAGGAAAAATTCTCTTTGAGTTGGATGAAACAGGGATTGACAGACGCCGTTAACAAACTGTCTGGAACAACTCCCGAACTGACTACTTCTGGTCTCACTTCGGCAATTTACAATGCTGCAAAAAGACTTCCAAAACCTTTGACTCCAAAAGCAAAGTTTGATGATATCATAGGCAAAGATGCAGATGATATGTATGTCCCAGCTTTCTATAAAATTCAAACTTCATTCCCCCCTTTGATAAAATATCAACCGCGAAAATTCAATCTTATGGGCTAATTTTGGAATTTGTTGGGCACGTGGCAGAAGATTTTGTGAATGTCATTTGACCCAGGAGAACAGAATAGGTATATAGGGTATATAGTGGAAAAATCTATTAGTTTCTGAAAGACTCACAAAAATGAACTTTCAGACGCAGAGGCCCCGGTGCCCCATCGGCACCAAGAATGGCAGTACAGATTCTCTCAACACCATGACAAGGAGGTCCAGTTTGGACATTGGCAGCAGCAGGAGCAGCAGTACAGATTCTCTCAACACCATGACAAGGAAGCTCAGTTTGGATATCGGTGTGGGTGCTCCGGAGAAAATGACTAAAATGGCCGTTAATTTTGTGACAAATAACACTGTGTCCTCACTGACTACTACTGTAGTTCCCGACATTTACGGAACGCTTGTCTCCATGGCACTGTGCTATGTGACCCAGAATTATAAGATTGTAAAGAGAAAGCCTCACATTCTGTTTCACCCCAAGAAGATACTGCGTGCTATGCCTTTGTCTGTCTCTGGACTTCTGCTCGATACGGTTTTTACAAATGGAATTGACAGTATTGAAGATGGTACCATGCATCTAGCGGCACATGTTGTTCTTAAAACTCTACAAATTTCTTTGACGCTGCTGTAATCAGTCAACTTCTTCGATTATGATAGGAGGGCGTGGAGAAGGAGAAATATCATCATCAACTACCTTGGCTGTCAGAACAAGGGCCGCGGCAAGTGCAGCAACTGTAGAAAACAAGATGATTTCACCAGTCTTCATTCTGCAATATCCACATATATTTTTGGTGTAAATTTAACATATCAACTCTCGAGAAGAGCGTCAACTGCTGCCACCACAATGTTGACAAGAGATTTCTGGTCGCTAGAATAGAGAACAGTATGTTCCTTCTTAACTTCAAAGGTGATGACTGTGCCTTTGAATACAATGTGTCCATTGCCATGGACAAGGCACATGGGGCTCGAGAACTTTAGGTCCTCAAAGTATACCACAAATTCTCCCCTCTTGCCAATGGAATCGTAAATATACTTCCGCACAGCAAGTTCCTCGGTTTTTTTCAGGACAAGCTTGTGCTCGGACAGAGGCTCCTCTGATACCCAAGACCAGTCGTGGGAAGTCATTTTGATGTATATACCACAGATTTGTTTATATTATAAGATGTGTCGATATAGATATATATTGACAATAGTGATATTTAATTACATGCGAACTGTATATGTCAGTTATGGATTCTCACGTGAGCAAGCTTGTCCTTGAACGTTTCCAACTGGGCCGCGAGCGTTACTCTCATGGTTTGCTACACCCTGATAATGATTCCATGAATTTCAGGAAGGAACTTCTTGAGGAACTATTGGACGCCGTTATTTATGCTGCTGCGGATGTTGTAAAGTCAACGCCCACTGTCTCAACTGTATTTCAATTTACTGATGACGGAAGTGTGCGACTGTCTCTCGTGGTGAACCATGAGATTGATCACGATGATGGTGCAGATAGTATTTACCATGTTATCATGGACAGTATGACAAGGATGCATGACTATGCCAAACCCCCTTCCAATACCGAACGTGTTCTGCTTCTCTGCATTTTTGCCCTTGAGAGCGTGCTAAAAATTACCTAATAAAAAATATGTAAACTTAACATGCGGCCATACGTCCACAAGGCAAACATCAAGATAGCAATTGGATATCCCTGCACTTTAAAAAGAAATTTTACTAAAGTTATTCCAAGTTTTCGCATGTCATACAATTCTGCTGGAGACGCATTTGCAGAAGAAGGGACATTTGACAGACATAAACATGAAGATGAGAGAAAATTGATAACAAGAGTTGCAAAGATGTGGAACGTGGACATTGAGAACTGTTGGGGATATACCACCGGGGGAGGAAGCGAGGGAAATTTGCAGGGTCTCTGGATGGCGCGTGAGAAATATCCTAATGGGGTTTTGTACTATAGCGATCAGTCTCATTACTCCATCAAGAAGATGGCAAATATTCTCAAGCTGGAATCAGTTGTGATTCCCAGTGATGAAACAGGTGCAATGGATATTACAGAGCTTTTAAAAAGTGTGGACAACAAAAGACCCGCAATTGTCCTGGCAAGCGTGGGATCTACATTTCTAGGCGGCATCGATAATGTTGAAAAAATAAGCCAGAGTCTCTCTGGAAACAAAGTGTACATACACGCAGATGCTGCTTTCTTTGGATTTGTGATGCCCTTTCTTCAGCCTGGGTATGACTCATACAAGTTCATGGACTCAATCAGCATTAGTTCTCACAAGTGGCCTGGAGTTCCCTTTCCGGGGGGAGTTTTCATATCTGTTAAAAGTCACGTTTCCCACGTTGAAAACTTTGAGGAAGTTATTTCTCAGAGAGATGTTACTATCAGCGGGAGTCGTAATGGCCACACTGCTCTCTTCCTGAATGAGTTTTTTGATACTGTTGATCTCAAAGAAGATGTTGAAAACTCTCTTGAAATGACCGAGTATATTTACAATCGGTTGTTGGAATGCGCCCCCGATAGCAACCCTTGGAAGAACGCCCGTTCTCCCATCATTGTCTTCAATTCTCCCTCTAAGAGTATCATAAAAAAATGGTCTCTTGCCACTGTCGGTTCTTGTTCTCACGTGTGTGTTTTAAATCATATTACAAAGGAAGTTGCAGATGCTTTTATAAAGGACATGTCCTTGTATTTTTCTAGACATTCTAACTTGATGAGGTAGTGGAATCCGACCGTGCGAAGATGTTGGTTCCCTTGCCAAAGGAACTAAAAGTATTAACGGGTTTGGGAGAGAAGCTTGAGATGGGAGAAGCAAATGCTGCAAATGGCGAGGTTGCCACGCTTGTTGTCGCCGGAGTTTGGTTAAAAATGTTGGTGGGAGGAGGAGGAGTTGTCAGCTTTGCTGCAAAGATGTTGGTGGAAGCGGGGGTAGGGGAGAAAGACAGTGTGGAGGTAGGGGCGAAAGACGGCGTGGGGGCAGGGGTGAAAGACGGCGTGGGGGCAGGGGTGAAAGACGGCGTGGGGACAGGGGTGGTTGATGGAGCGGAGGCAGGGATGGTTGATGGAGCAAAGGCAGGAGTGGTTGATGGAGCCAAGGCAGGAGTACTGTTAAACACAAAGGCAGTGGAAGGAGCAGCAGGGGTGGGGACAGGAACAGGGGGTGTTGCCTGATTCTCAGGGGTGTCTACATACTGAGGAAGATTTACTGCTGTAGAGCTCGGAACTGGGGGTGCAAAACACCTCATAAGAACCGAGTCATAGCACACCATCTCATCTACAAGGATGAAGCCCTCGATGGGACTGCGCATAGGGATGTTATACCCTGGGATTTCAAACTGCTTGTTCTTGTCCGAGGCGATCATGACACGAATGTTTTCTGCCTCGGCATACAGGAAGTTGGGAGTGAGCTTGAAGTCAATGTCGGTGGTGCCGACATGGTGCTTGAAGAACTCGTTTATGAAGGACACAAAGTGAGTCTTCATAGTATCGGTTATCTTGAAGTTGTGTGCCTCGATAGAGGACACCATGTTCTCAATCATCTTGATGATTTCTCCGCGGAAAGCCATTGTTCTTTAGTTTTTGTTTGGTAATTGTAAACAACAAAAAGACTTTTTTTATAGTCTTTTTGTCGATATGTCATTTGACCCAGTGAGAAACTTGTTGTTTGACCACGGGCACGATTGCGTTATCTTCTAATCCGTATCATCAAAATTATAATATTAACTTAAACTAACATGCATACCAAGTACATCCTGATACTCGTCATCGCCATAATCTTGGCATTAGGGTCATATATGCTGCTAACAAAGAAGCGTAAAGATACTTTCGTGGGAGACTTCTCCATTGACTCTGGTTTCTATGCCGTGGACAAGGCAATGGGGGGAAGCGGTTTCTTGAGCGATCCAATCGATCAATCAGGCTGATATGTTATATCATCAAAATTAGTTCTTGGGCCAATTGCAGACGCTCACACTAGAATCCCAAACTGTACCATCCGCGCATGGCATCTGCGTGGGTTGAGTCCGCCCAGGTTCGCATATAGAGAAAAAGGCATCACCATCGGTACCAAAAGGCTCTCCTCCTTCTACGCCAGAACACTGACCCCCTGGCGCGGGCTCAGGTGCGGGCTCAGGTGCGGGCTTAGGTGCGGGCTTAGGTGCGGGTTTAGGTGCGGGTTTAGGTGCGGGTTTAGGTGCGGGTTTAGGTACCGGGGCAGGTGCGGGCTTAGGCGCGGGCTTAGGTGGTGGGGTTCCACTTTTTGTTGCATTTACAAAGTTGAAAGGAGGCAAGTTCTTGATCGTTATTGTAACCACATCTCCCTTTGCAAAGCCTGCGTTGTTTCTAGTCAATGTTGGCCTGCGGGGTTTGCCTGATGGGTCTGTAAATAGAAAAGTTGTCTTGTTGCCTTCAACCTTTGTAACCCTTC